GTGAAATTAAAGAATGTGAAAAACTGTATAAGGAAATAGGCAAACTTGATGAATTAGTTTCTTCCTTTTATCCGTCTGTTCCCGGAACGCCCCAACCATCCGAAGAACTGAATTAAAACACGTTGTTATGAAAACAAAAGAACTAAAAAACAAAACCGTATTTGATTTTTCCGACTATCCGGCTATTATTGAAGAAATAACCGGGATAAGTATTAAAGATAGTGATCGCGTGGAATATTATAAAAAAACATGTCATCCAATAAATAAAGCGCGTGATATTGAATACCTTGCTTATAAAATTGGCGATAAGCAATTAGAAGCGGCGGCGGCTTCTTTTGCTGTCAAATTGGAAAAGGAACGGGATGAAGAAAACGGTAAGGCTATGAAGAAAGGTTATATTATAGACTAAGGGGTAATATAGCCCCTTAGTTCATATATCCGTTTTGCTTTAGCCAATTTTCAAGCGTTGCCCGTCCGCAGCAACAGCATTTTAATATATTGTTTAAGTCTGATTTACTAACCTTCTTACCGTCTAAGCGTTTTAATCCACCATCTAACAAACCTTGTTTCAATCCGGTTAATTGGTCGGAATAAACTTCGTTATATAGATTTCTTTTTACCGTAGCTAATACTTTATTAGC